ATTAAAAACTTAAACCACCGCATAGAGGAATTCAATGCATAAAGATGAAGAAATTTTTAAAGGTAAAACTTTTTCAGACTTGATGTCAGACATCTACAACAACTCACGAAAAAAAGACCGACAAATTAAATTGCTAATCGCCCAACTCGAACCTATGGTTAAGAGTGTGGGCGATGCTGCTTCGGTAGTACCCTTAATTAAAGAATACTTAGATGTATCCGTAAAGAATGATGACGCGTTAATTAAGTTAGCAGCGATTGTTCAGAGAATGATGAAAAGTGAAGCTGATGCTGAGGGTGGTGGTTTGTTATTATCCGAAGAAGAAAAAAAACAACTTATGGATGCAATGAGCGAAGTTGAAAAAGACTTACCCAAAGATGATGAGGATGACCAGTGATATTTGGTACGGTAGAAAATATAGTATTAGATGACAATGACTCTGAGAAGTTATACAAAATCTTTGTAGCAACTACAACGGGTCTTACTGGCAACACCATCGAAGCATATCCACTTGATATGACTTCTAAAAAAATTCCTGTTATTGGGGAACAAGTTATGGTAGTGTTGGGTTCTAATGCTGATGCTAATTCTCAAAAAAGGTCATCCGTTAGAAACTACTATATTTCTACGGTTGGTATTCAGTCCAACATCAACCACAACGCATTGCCAAGGTTAAATGTAAAATCGGCAACATCTCTTGGTAATTTAGATGGAGCTTTTGCTGGAATTCCAGCACAAACATCAACGCCTTTAGCACATAAATTTGGAAATGGTTTTGTTGAATTAAAAAATCTATCGCAACTACAACCTTACCTTGGTGATGTTATTTTTGAAGGTAGATTTGGTCAGTCAATTCGATTTGGATATACCCCACGAAACACTAAACGTACTGACAATTTAGTTAATGGTGCGACATTAGAACCCACTTGGACATCTACCAATCCAGAGGCTCCAATCACTATTATTAGAAATGGTGCTGGATTTTCTCGTGGTTATAATAAGTTTGTAGTTGAAGATATTAATAGAGATGATTCATCCATATATCTTACATCAAAGCAAAAACTACAAATTAAAACAAGACCATTTTCAGTTGGAGTGATTCCAAGTGGGATATACCAAAATTCACAGGCCGTAATTACATCAGACCGTGTTTTAATAAATTCAAAAAACGATGGTGTTCTTATAAGTGGTGAAACTGGTGTGTATGTTTCCACTCCAACGTGGAAAGCTGATATGGACAAAATGTTTACTCAAATAGATGAATTAAAAAAACAAGTTCAAGAAATAAACACAGCCTTAACTCAATTAGGACCTGCTCTTCAAACTGCGGCAAATGGTGGGGGTCCTATTCCGACTTTAGTAGCAATTGCACCAAACATTATAAGTTCAACTGCTAAAGTCACGGGTCAATTAGTAAAAATAACAACCGAACTACAATTAATGAAAAATTGATATTTATTCATATGGATACAAATAAACTATTTAAAGCGATTCAACTCATTGTCCAAGAGGAAGTGAAAAAGGAAATGGCAAAAAAAGAAAAAGCCATTCGTGAATCTATTCTTAAAGAAATTAAGTCAAAGTCAATTCAAAAGCAAACTCCAAAGGTTGAAGCTGACCCATTAGAGGTAAGTCACATTTTCGAATCTCAAACACCAAAGAAAAAGGGTGGTCCAAAATTCGAAGGTAAATTTGCATCACTTCTAAATGAAACAGCTGATGGTGGGGAGTGGAGAAGTATTAACTCACAAGGTGGTTCTTTTAATTCAAATCAAGCAATGGCTTGGGGCGCTATGAATAATCAACAACCCAATGTTCTTCAGACCGCTGAGGGAAGGGCTATACCAATCGAACAACTTCAACAAACTGAAGCTGGTCAAGCGGTAGTAAGCGCGATAACACGAGATTATTCTGGCTTGATGAAAGCTATTGCTGCTAAGAAAGGTAAGTAATGGCTGTTCGTAAGGAATGGAAAATAAATCCAATTGACCTCAAAAAGAATGTCGCCGTAGGCGTAACTTTACCTTTTGGGGGAGCTGGTGTTTTTCAATCTTCTTACACTACTGAAGACCAAGCCATTTCTAATTTAAAGAATTTGGTATTAACGCGAAAAGGTGAACGACCATTTCAACCTCTTTTTGGAACTGATGTTTATTCACTTTTGTTTGAACAAATCGGCGGTTTTATTGAAGATAATTTAAAAGCGTCAATCAAAGAAGACATAAACTTCTGGTTACCTTATATTTTATTAAGTGATGTTATTGTGGATGCAAATCCTGACTTTAATAGAATTAACATATCACTTAATTTTAGAGTGACCGAAACAGGTGCAAACCAAACCATAATTATAAGAGTAGACCAACAAGGTGGTCTAACCATTGCTTGAGGATAATAAATGACTGATAAGGTAAATAAAGAAGTAAGTTTAATTGGTAGGGATTTTGGCGATTTTCGTAAAAACCTTATTGACTTTGCTAAAAACTACTTCCCAGAAACATACAATGACTTTAATGAGTCATCGCCAGGTATGATGTTTATAGAGATGGCATCGTATGTGGGTGATGTACTTTCTTATTATACCGATGTTCAACTTCGAGAATCAATTCTTGAACAAGCTCAAGAAAAAGGTAATGTATTTCTTGTAGCACAATCTATGGGATACAAACCAAAGCTAAATGTCCCTGCGACCACAATCTTAACCATCTATCAAATCATACCATCACAGGGAAGTGGCGATAACGTATCTCCTAATTTTGATTACGCTTTAAAAATCAAAGAAGGTATGAAGGTCAATTCAGCTACGAATCAAGACATTCAATTTTCAACTACTCAAAAAGTAGATTTTGCATTTTCATCATCGCTTGACCCTACTGAAGTAACGGTTTATCAAACTAACGAAACTACGACCGAGCCAACATACTACTTGTTAAAGAAATATGTTAAAGCGGTTAGTGGTGAGGAAATTACACAAGATTTTACGTTTGGTTCTCCAAAAATTTACGACAAGATTCGTATTGAAGATGAGAACCTAATTGATGTTGTAAACATTGTAGATGATAATGGTGATACTTGGTATAAAGTTCCATATCTAGCACAAGACACTATCTTTGAACAAGTACCTAACTCATCTGATTACTCTTTAAATTATAATTTATTTGCAGGTGAAACTCCGTATCTTTTAAGATTAAAACGGGTTCCTAAACGATACATTACTCGTATCGAAGAAGATGGTTCGATTAGTATTCAATTTGGAGCTGGAATATCATCAAACGCTGATGAAGAAATCCTTCCAAATCCAGATAACGTAGGGTCAGCTCTTTACCCAGCAAGTGGTGATTTAGACCAAGGAATTGACCCATCAAACTTTATGTATTCAAAAACGTATGGTGTTGCTCCTTCAAACTCAACGTTAACCGTAACATATCGCATTGGTAATGGTGTGTTGGACAATGTTCCTTCGAGAGACCTAACTGAAATAGATACGGTTGTATTTGAAAACACAAATCAATTTGCATTAGATTCTTCAATCTTAAATGTAGTACAAAACTCAGTAGCAGTCACAAATGAATCTGCTGCTGGTGGTGCTAAATTTGAAGAGGAAATCGAACAAGTTCGACAAAATGCAATGGCTTACTTTGCCGCACAAAATAGAGCAGTCACTAAAGAAGATTATGTTTTAAGAGCATACGCATTACCACCACAATTTGGTTCAGTATCAAAAGCATTTCTTGCTCCTGATTGGCAGGTTCAAACACTTCTTGATGATGGGCCAAACCCAATTGCTAATCCATTAGCGTTAAACCTTTATGTGTTGGGTTATGACTCAGACAAAAAGTTAAAAAATTTAAATGCGGCTACAAAGGAAAACCTAAAAAACTATCTTTCATATTACCGAATCTTAACTGATGCTGTGAATATTAAAAACGCTTACGTTGTAAATGTTGGTGTTGAGTTTGAAATTATTGTTCTTCCAAATTATAATTCAAACGAAGTTCTTTTAAAATGTATCAACGCATTAAAAGATTATTTTAACATTGATAAAAGACAAATAAATCAACCAATAATGTTATCTGAAATTTATATTTTATTGGATAGGATTGACGGAGTTCAAACTGTTGTGAGACCTGATAGAGATGGAGTAGGTGGATTGCAAATCGTAAACAAGTGGGATGGTGTATATTCACCAAACAAATATGATGTTAAAAACGCAACAAAGCAAGGTATTGTATACCCACCAAAAGACCCATCAATTTTTGAAATTAAATACCCTGACCTTGATATTAAAGGTAAGGTAGTACCAATGACTTATTAAGAGGTAGAAAATGATTTATAGAATTTATCCAAAAAAAGACGCCACTATTTACGAGGATACATCTCGTAAGAATCAAAACACTGGCAAGGATGAGATTCTTGAGGTTGGTAAATTTTACGACCCGACCAACCCATCTACCTTAATTGGTAATAGTAGGATTCTTCTTCAATTTGACCTTGATACAATTTCATCTTTGATTTCAAGTGGTGATATTAGTGGTAGTGTTAAATACTATCTTAACTTAGAGTCTACGGAAGAAAAAGAAATTGCATCAAATTATAATTTACTTGTATATCCTGTAAAAGAACAATGGTTGGAGGGTGTTGGTAAAGAATCAGACACACCACATAATGAAGTTGATGTATCGTGGGTATATCGTGTTAGTGGTTCTACTTGGGATGTTGAAAATGAAACAGTAAACAAACCAACTAATCCAGAAACAATCGCAAACTTATTATCAGCATATACATTTGCAGCTTCGGTAGGTTCTTTTAGATTAGACCCCTCTCAAAGTATTCTTGGAACCGATGGTACGGCTCCATCCATTTCCGTACAAAATGGTAGACTAAAACTATCAGGTGCAAATTTTGGTGGTGGAACTGCTTTGTTGAGTGCTTCATTATTGGGTGGTCAAGAATACACCATTACATTTGAATCCAATCCAAATACTTTAACTGGTATAGATTTTAGAGTTGCATATGATGGTGTGTATTTAACAAACCTATCAAACTATACACAATCAATATCAACAGCATCAACGCAATCGGTTAAATTTACACCAAATCAGTCGGGTTTATACGAAGTATCACTAACATTCTTTGATAGAAATGGTTCAAATGGTTCTGATGCGTTTATTGACAATTTTTACATTTATGGTACTCCTCCTGCTGGAACTTTATTGTGGGACACATATGCTATTCCAAGCACAACTACTGTTTACTTTTTAAATAATAGTATAACAGGTTCTGCTGGTGAATTGGCAAATATATTTGTAAGCGAATCAAAACTTTTCTTAACAGCATCTAATTTTGGCGGCGCTTCGGTAAATAGAAATTTTATTTTATATTCCGGAATTGCATACACCTCAAGTTTTTATTTTGATACGGGCTCTGGTTTTACTGATTTAAAATATCAAGTTATTGAACCGGATGGTCGTGAAGAAACATTTGAATTACTAAACCAAACAGGCCCATATACACAAAGTTTTGTTGCAGACCAGAATGGTCAGTATTCATTTAGATGGTCTTATTACGCAAGCGGTTCGGGACAAGGTAATTCGTTTATTCAAAACTTTAAATTACAAACTGATACCGACTTATACCCAACTTCATCGTTGGTATTGGATAATGAATACGAAGCTAGGGCTGCTGTAAATTCTGGCGGTGGTACTTGGTACACATCATCATTCCTTACAGGTAGAAATTATTCTCAAACATTTGACAAATATATTCAAAATTTAAATGTTGAGGTGACCGATTATGTTAATGACTTTTTAGAAGGTCATCGTGAAAACTATGGATTTATTATTTTAAAATCAAAAGAAGATGAATCATCAGTTCGTAAGTTTGGTTCGGCTAAATTCTTCTCATCAGACACTCATACAATTTACGTTCCTACATTAGAGGTTCGTTGGGATAATACTTCGTTTAACACCGGGTCATTATCACCACAAACAAACTCCGATTTGATTGTTTACGTTAAAGACTTCCAATCAGAATACAAGGAAAACTCAAAAACAAAAATTAGAGTGTATGGGCGTGAACGATTCCCAGCAAGAACATTTGCAAATTCATCACCAACGAAGAATGTTAAATATCTTCCAACAACCGCGTATTATTCGGTAGTTGATGCTGATACAAACAAAACATTTATTCCGTTTGATGATACATATACCAAGTTGAGTTGTGATTCAACATCAAACTACTTTAACTTTTGGTTTAATGGATTACAGCCGGAGAGATATTATAAGTTTGTATTTAAAATTGTTGACCCTACAAATGGGACAACCAAGTATTATGATGACAACTTCTTTTTTAAAGTAGTAAGATAAGATGGCTGAAAGAGAAATAAAAAGAAATGGTCGTGGTCAAATTGTCTCTTACGAAATTGTAGGAGTCAATGACCCCACTATTGCTACGCAGGAATATGGTAAGTTTTTATTACAAAACGTAGGTGAGGATGGTACATTTGTAGAAAAATACAATACAACTTCATTTGTTCAAGAAATTAACACCGATATTACAACAGAGCTCATTTTACCAAATGAGACAATTGCTACTCAAATTGTATTAAATGAAATTATTACAATTACGGACAAACGTGGTGTTGAGTCCGTTGACCCAATTGGGTTTGCTGGTACGTTTATTGGTCAACAAGAAACTCTTCAACAATTTGATTCAAATGGTAATGTTGTTCAAGAACGAACTTATGTTTGGGATGGTACGAAGTGGGAATAAAAATAAGGATAGTAAATGTCATTAGATAGATTTGAAAATAAAGATGAGGTAATTGGTGTAAGTCCGGTCTTTGGCAAAACAATGTTTGCCGATGAGGAACCTCGTATTGAAAAATTTAATGACGCGATTACTCAAAATGACATTGATGGAACATATTCTGGTATAGACACCACAAACGCTTCTGAAATCCACATTTACGCTGAAGACAATCTTATTGAGTCCTTATATGGTCAACCAATTCGTTCTGTACTTACAAATGGAAAACCTACTGCATTTGTAGTTCCTGAATTAGATTTAAGACAATCTGGTTTAGAACAGGGAAACTATTCGATATTATATAACTTTCATCATAATGTAGTATCC